ATGGGTGTAAGAGCAACAGATAAAAATCCTGACAAGTTTGTCGGATTAAGATTTCCAATGACGAGTAATCTTTTTTCTACTTTTAACCAAAGTAAAACTTTATTAGAGCAAACTAAATCAAATCTTAGAAATTTGTTGTTAACATCAAAAGGTGAAAGACCTTTCCAACCAGAATTTGGTTCGGAACTAACAAATTTATTATTTGAACCAATCGTAGATGACTTTGATAATAAGATAGAGGAAACTATCAGAGATGCAATTGAAAATTGGTTACCTTATGTTAATGTTAATAATATATTCGTGGTTCAAGATGCAAGTAATCCTAATTTGGTACAAATACAATTAGAATACTTTATAGAGACTGAAAAAGAATCTTTAGAAAATATAACATTCAATTTTAATAGAAGTGTTGGAGCATAAAAATGTCTGATTATGGAACAAATAAAAAAGTAGTTAAAAAAGAAGTAAATTATCTTGGAAGAGATTTCTCAACAATAAGACAGAATATTATTGAGTTTGCAAAATCATATTTTCCAAATACATATAATGACTTTAATGAATCAGACCCAGGTATGATGTTCATAGAGATGGCAGCATATGTTGGTGATGTATTAAATTTTTATGTGGATAATCAATTTAGAGAAACATTAATTTTACAAGCAGAAGAGAAAAAGAATATTTATGATATTGCACAATCTTTAGGATACAAACCAAAAACAGCTTCACCTGCAACTGCAGAGATAGAAGTATCAATGAATGTTCCTGCAAAGGTAAATGCATCGGATGAGTATATTCCTGATTTAAGTTATGCTGGTATAATGAGTTCTAATAGTGTTGTATCATCAACAAGTGGTGTTGATTTTACTATGTTGGATGATGTTAACTTTAAAGTGTCAAGTTCATTAGACCCACTTGTTAAAGAGGCATTGGAACCATCAAGTGGTAATGTTCCAACAGAATTTAAATTAACTAAAAAGGCTCTCGTAAAAAGTGGTCAAAGAAAATCAGAAACATTTACATTTACTTCTGCAAAAAAGTTTGACAAAATTGTTTTATCTGAACCTAATGTAACTGAGGTTATTTCTGTAACAGATAGTAATGGTAATAATTGGTATCAAGTTCCTTATCTTGCACAAGATACCGTATATGAAGATGAAGAAAATTCTACAACCAATGACCCAAACCTTGCACAATATGCAAACGATACACCTTATCTATTAAAATTAATTAAAACTTCAAAAAGATTTTCAACAAATATTAGAGGAACAGATTTAAAAACAGAATTATTGTTTGGTGCTGGTATATCAGATAATCCTGATGAAGAAATAATACCAAATCCAGATAGTGTTGGTTCTTCTTTAGGAGTAGGTGTTTCAAAGATAGATGAAACATTTGACCCAAGTAATTTTTTAAAAACAAAAACTTTTGGTCTTGCACCAAGTAATACAACTTTAACCGTAAAATATAATCATGGTGGAGATGTTGAACATAATGTAATTTCTAATACCATCACAAATTCAAGTGATGTAACTTTTACAATTACAGGTGATAATTTAGATTCAACAAAAAAACAAACTGCAGAAGAAAGTTTATCTTTTACAAACCCAAAACCTGCATCAGGTGGTAGTGGTGAGGAACCAATAGAATCTATTCGTTTAAATGCAGCATCTATATTTAATGCACAAGGTCGTTCAGTAACACAAAAAGATTATATTACAAGAATATATTCATTACCACAAAAATATGGTAATATTGCAAAAGCATTTATTGTTCAAGATGAACAATTAGAAAAGGCTACTGAAACATATGTAGATAGTGTTACTGGTGAAGTAGTAGAAAATGAAAATGTAAGTATTAATCCAAATCCATTGGCATTAAATATGTATGTTCTTGGATATGATGCAAATAAAAAACTTATTGCTGTAAATAGAGCAGTAAAAGAAAATTTAAAAATTTATCTATCACAATATAGAATGGTAACAGATGCAATCAACATTAAGAATGCATATATTATTAATATAGGTGTTAGATTTAATATTATTACAAAAAGAGGATTTAATAAAAATGATGTATTATTTAGAGCAATCCAAAAGGTAAAAGACTATTTTAAAATTGATAAGTGGCAAATTGGTCAACCAATAGTATTAAGTGATATTGCCTATCAAATTTCTTTAGTTGATGGTGTTGCAAGTATTGTTCCACCTGACCACAATAATCCAAATAAAGATATAGTTTGTATTGAAAATAAACACTTAGTAACAAGTGAATATAGTGGTAACATATATGACATATCATCAGCATCAAGAGATGGTGTGGTATATCCATCATTAGACCCAAGTATATTTGAAGTAAAATTCCCAGATTCAGATATTGAGGGTAGAGTAGTAGGAGATTTCTAATGCATTATTTTGAATATATAAAAAAGGATACAACATTATTTTCTGGTGGAACTACTTCATCATTAAATGCAGGTCACGATGAGATACTTGAAGTTGTTAAAGAAGTAAGTGATGATGGTAGCACAATAAATATATCTCGTATATTATTGGAAGTAGATTATTCATATGTATCACAATCAATACAAGATGGTAAGATACCTACTACTGCAAAATTTTATTTAAATTTATATGATGCTGGTTCAAAAGATTTAGAAGCAGAACAAAATTTACATATCTATATGATTAGTGGTAGTTGGAAGTCAGGAACTGGTAAAAAGTTTGATAGTCCTGTAACAGAAGATGGTGCATCATTTAAATATAGAGACCAACAAAAAGAAACACCATGGGTAACTGGTTCAATTACTACTGATGGTGGTGCATGGTTTACTGGTTCACAAGATTCATATTCACAATATAATATAAGTCAATCTTATGATTTAACTTATGATAAACGAGATGTTAGATTTGATGTAACTGATTTGGTTAATAATCATATACATTCAAGTTCAATATATCCTAATAATGGATTTATAATTAAACGAGAATCTACAGGTTCATATGGAACGACTTATAACTTTAGTGGTGATACAAATTCAGAAGAGGGTGGAACTTCAAGATTTGGGACATTACAATTTTTCTCAAGAGAAACACACACAATCTATCCACCATCATTAGAGGTTGTTTGGGATGATTCAAGTTGGTCAACAGGAAGTTTAACACAACTAACAGGTAGTGCATTGGAAGATACCGTAATTTATTTTAAAGGTATAAGAGAAGAATATTTAGAAAAATCAATATCAAGATTTAGATTAGTTGGTAGACCGAGATATAATGATAGAGTATTTAATACTACACCTGAGGGTCTAACAATTAGAACACTACCAAGTGCATCAACTTATTATTCAATTAAAGATTCTGTTACTGAAGAAACTATTGTTCCATTTGGAACAGGTTCTAAAGTTAGTTGTGATTCAACAGGTAATTATTTCAATCTAAGAATGGATAGTTTTCAATCAGAAAGACATTATGATATTTCAATTAAAGTTGTAAGTGGTAGTGGTACATCAGAAGAAATAATAAATTATTATAGTGACCCAGCATGGTCATTTAAGGTTGTAAGAAACATTGAGAGATAACAATGCCATACACAAAAGAACAAGCGAGAAATAGGTCAGAGCTTTACACACGAATACTTGATGCAGAAAGGATTGCATTAGAGCGTGATATAAATGATGCAAAACAAAAAATGCAAGAAAGTGGTTCATTTGATGCAAATAAACCAATACGAGATGGTAATGGTGTATTGTTATCATATGAAGACCCTGATAATCTTGGTTCTGCAAACGAAGAATTATATGAATATGTTCGTGTTATGAATGAACAACAATATTTTAATGATGATATGTTACCTGAAATAAATAAAGAAAGAGAATTTAAAGTTTTTATTTCAGAAAATTTTACACAATACTATGATGAAGAAGATAGGAGTGGAGACATATAATGGAATATGGATTTACACCAGAAGAAAGAGAATTATATTATAACCCAGGTAGGGTATATAGTAGTTTTGGTAGAGGTAATGACTTTATTATTGTTCATGCATATGATGAGGAAGACAATTTAATATTCACTAAAAAATTATCACCAAATGTTGAAGATGGTTTTATTGATTTAAATATTGGCCAACTCTTTAGGGACGAGGGTTTTCATGAGGGAACCTATAGAGTTGTTTATAAATTTTTAAGAAAATTAGCTGGTAGAGACCAAAGTGTATTTGTTGATGATGAGGGTCAAATATATGCAGGTCAAGTACAAACACAAGTATTAAATAATGAAACAAGATACTATTCAAGTGTTGCAGGGATGTCTGCAGAGGAAATATATCAAAACCCACCTAAAGAATTATTCTTAAGAGATTTAAAATATGTCCTTGAACACATTTCTGGTGATAGAAGTGAAGTAATTGTATCTACTCAAGATTTTAAAAACCAAACATATTTTAAAAACTTTAGAGAGATGAATACTCTCGTTAAATATAGACCCATTAATATGCCAGAATCAGATGCTGATGGTTCACTTACATTTGATGATGACAATGAACATACTTTAATTGCAAATTTACAAGATGGTGATAGAGGTTTTACTCAAAATATGGTTGGTGGTGAGATTAGAATACCAAGATTATTTCAATATACCGTAACTGAAGAAGTATATGAAGATTCAAATCCTGAAGACTTTGATGATAGTATGGGTGAGGGAGATGACTTTGTAGACGATAGTGTTCCAGATGCATTTACAGAAGAAGAACAAACAGAGAATGAAACAACTGAATCAGAGGATTTTGATGGTGGGTCAGAGTTTGATTATGATGGTGTTTGTTTTCATCCTAACACTAAAGTAACACTAAGTAATGGTAGACAAATACCAATCAAGATGATGAGGGCTGGTATGAAAGTCAGAACAGATAAAGGTGTTGCAAGAGTTAAAAAAGTAATAAAAAGTGATAGAGGTTTTGGTGACAAAATGGTTAAATATAAAAACCTTATCACTACAGACCATCATCCAATCAGAACAAAAGATGGTTGGTTTATGTCAAAAGAAATAGGAACCGAATATTTTCAAAAACCACCATTTCAAGTATGGAATCTTATATTAGATAAACACCATACAATATTTGCAAACAATATAGTTGCAGCATCTTTAGGTAAATGGAAAACTACAGAAAATAAACATTGGCAAGAGCGTTTTCTTGAACAAAGAAATAGAATTAAAATGTTACTTGCAGTTCCAGAAAATCAAGAAGGTCATGGTAGTCATGCTGGATATTATACTGGTGGTACCCAAAATAATCCAACATTTACATGGGAAGTAACTACAACACCAGAACAAGAAGCAGGAAATAATGCAGATGCAGAAAACTTACAAAATAATATTATTCCTGGAGCACCACCTACTATTATAGACACAACTTTTAATGTTGATTATGTTGCAAAAATTGTAGAGGTGTTAGATTATAATAGAATTAGAGTTGATATCAGTTATTATGAGGCTGCAGAAGAGGTAGGACATGATGGTGTTGATAAAAGAAATTATGATTTTTTTGGT